CTTTGCACTATTTACAGGAACAAGGAATTATTTAATGGATGACATTGAAGAAATGGTCGAGAGAGCAGTTGATCTTGCTTTCGAGGATGACAAATTTTACTTTAGGTGTTATGATTACTTGAAGAACTCAAAAGCAACACGTGCATACACTAGGAAGTTCATCGACTCTCCTACTGCAGGTGGTCTTGCTTTAACAATTTCTGACCTTGATGCGTATATTCAAGGTGGTTCTGACCGAGATCATCAGTTGCTTCGTGAAGCATATGGACATCTTGGTAAACCCAGAGCACGAAAAATAAGAAAGTATCTCTATACTATCTTAGAAGGTGCGTGGTTATACGAAAAGGAAAGAAAACCTGGTCGTAAAAAACGGTCTAAATAAAACAGATACTCAAGGAGGAACTAATGGAATCTTTTATTTTAGAAATCACATTAGTTGTTCTGGTCACGATCGGAGCATTCCTATTGGGAATTACAATCTCATGGTTAGCAAAAGGATATGTAGAAGACTACATTGAAAATGCTGCTTACGCAAAATCTGTCACTCATCCAGAAATGCTTGATGAAAATGGACAGGTTGTACATGATGATTTAATTTACCTTCGTGATATGATCGTTGAAGACGATGATGAAGATGATGATTAACTATGCCAAAAACACTTGAAAACAGCAACTCAAGATTGCTTATTAGTGAGATCTTACGTAAGGTCTCTAATGCTAAAACTAAAAAGGAAAAGGTAGCACTTCTACAAAAGCACAACTCTGTAGCTTTAAGACAACTCATGATTATTAATTTTGATGAGTCTGTTGTATGCTTAATGCCAGAGGGAGAGGTGCCTTACACACCTAATGATGCACCTGTAGGAACTGATCACACTCGTCTAGAGTCTGAATACAGAGGTCTCTACAGATTTTTTAGAGGTGGTGATAATAAACTTCCTCGTGCTAAAAGAGAACAGATGTTTATTCAATTACTAGAAGGACTATCTTCTGAAGAAGCAGAACTTCTTTGTCTTGTAAAGGATGGTAATCTGAATGACAAGTATAAAAGAATTACTAAAGCAGTTGTCTCTGAAGCATTTCCTCAGATTGAATGGGGAGGTCGTTCGTGAAGATCTTAAAACAAGATTGTAAGAAGGACGAAGCACAAGACAAAACATTACCATATACATGCTACTTAATCATCTACAAAGTAGATGGTGTAGAGAAGTATGACTTGGCAATGGCATCTAAACAGGTAGATCTTTTTGATTACTACTATGATCTGTATAAAGAAAACTTTGTCAGTATGATGCAATCAGAAGGTAGAGTTGCACCTGGTATGTGGGTAGATCCTGCAGAAAAGAAAGCGAAGAAACCTAATAAGAAAAGATGACAGTATATAAGAAGTTTAAAAATCCATCTCAAATGACAGAAAAGGAACAACAAGAAGCAGGTGCTAAAGTAGTTGGTGCTGTAGTTACATTCTTCGTCAAACCTTTCGTTGTAAGATGGTTGTGGAACTGGATCATGCCAACTCTGTTTGGATTAACAGTGATCACATATTGGCAAGCACTTGCACTAGGTCTATTAGCATCATTATTATTTAAAAATCATGAAAGTAACTAAGGTATCTGTTACACCAGACGCTGAAAAGTTAATTGGTTATATTGCTAGAGTTAGCAACCCTAAGAATCAAGAGAACCCAGAGGTAGCAGGACTATTAAGGTACTGTATCAAACATGGTCATTGGTCTATCTTTGAGCAAGCAAGTATGACAGTAGAAATTGAAACTACTCGTGGTATTGCTGCACAAATACTCAGACATAGATCTTTTACATTCCAAGAGTTCTCTCAAAGATATGCTGATACTAATCTATTAGCAGAAGAGATACCGATGTTCGATCTCAGACATCAAGATACAAAGAATAGACAAAACAGTTTAGATGATGTACCATACAACAAGAAAAAAGACCTTGAGTACAAAATTGCGGAGCATTTCGTTGAAGCGATGGATCTATACAATGAACTCCTCGCTTCGGGGATTGCGAAGGAGTGTGCGAGATTTGTTCTCCCACTAGCAACACCTACAAGGATGTACATGACAGGAACTATTCGTTCTTGGATACACTACCTACAACTTAGAGGTGGTCATGGTACACAGAAAGAGCATATGGAAATTGCTCACGCTATCGAGGAGATCTTTATCAAAGAGTTCCCTACTATCTCAGACGCATTGGAGTTTTAAAATGCCTACTTACCCTGTAATAAATAAAAATACTCAAGAGAAAAAAGAACTCTCTATGAGTATGAAAGAATACGATCAATGGAGAAAAGACAACCCTGATTGGGATAAGGATTGGAACGCAGGAGTAGGTGGTACTGTTTATGGTACTCCTAAATCAGACGATGGTTTCAAAGAAGTCATGTCTAAAGTTCAAGAAAATCATCCTACTGCAAACCTTTCAAGGTTCACTTAATTATGCCAAGAGCAAGAAAAAAATCTAACGGAAACGGTCAGAACGGAACACCGATTCAACCTATGTCTAAGAAGATGATGAAGCGTAAAAAGCCTATCGACAAATCTTACATGACACCCATCGAACCTATCACTGATAATCAGAAGGTAGCGTTTGAGGCATATCAACGTGGACAAAATTTATTATTACATGGAGCAGCAGGAACAGGTAAGACATTTATTTCATTGTATCTCGCACTTCAAGAGGTACTTGACGAATCAACACAATATGATAAAATAGTAATCGTAAGGTCATTAGTTCCCACTAGAGAAATTGGTTTCCTACCTGGTGATCATGAGGACAAGTCCTATCTCTATCAGATACCATACAAAAATATGGTAAGGTATATGTTTAGTATGCCTGATGACAATTCTTTTGAAATGTTATATGACAACCTCAGATCGCAGGACACTATTGATTTCTGGTCTACGTCTTTTATTAGGGGTGTTACCCTTGATAATACTATTGTTATTGTAGATGAGTTCAGTAATTTAAACTTTCATGAACTCGACTCTATGATTACAAGGATAGGTGAAGATTCTAAGATTGTTTTCTGTGGAGACATAGCACAATCTGATCTAACAAAAGAGTATGAGAAGTCTGGCATCTCAGATTTCATTAGAATTATTAATGAGATGAAAGAGTTCACTGCTATCGAATTTGATATTGGTGACATTGTTCGTTCTGGACTTGTCAAATCTTATCTTATTGCTAAGTACAATCTAGGTTTTAGTTAATGGCTTTTACATTTGTTGATGTTGATCTCGAACCCTTAGAGGTCGAACCTGTGAATAAAGATGGTGTTAGGTTTTATAAACTACCTAAAACTGATAAATATTACCCAAGCGTAACCTCAATCACATCGTTTAAGAACGCTGCTTTCTTCAAAGATTGGAGAAAGAAAATTGGTGAAGACGAGGCAAATCGTATTACTGCTAGGGCAACACAGAGAGGAACTGCGTTTCATAGTATCGCAGAGGATTACATCAATGGTGAACTGGATCTAGAAAAGTACTTGGAAAATAATCCATTATCTGTTAGAATGTTCCAGTCCGCTAAAGATACTCTCAATCGAATAGACAATATACATTGTTTAGAATCATTTCTATACTCACACTACCTCGGTTTAGCAGGTCGTGTTGATTGTATTGCTGAGTTCGATGGTGAGTTGGCAGTAATTGATTTTAAAACGTCCACTAAAGAAAAGAAAGAGGACTACATTGAACATTACTTTGTTCAAGAAACTGCATACGCAGCAATGTTCCTCGAACGCACTGGAATTGAGGTCAAGAAAATTGTCACACTTATCGCAACAGAAGAGGGATCTATACAAGTATTTCAGAAGCACAATCTTGATGACTATTTACAACTACTTAAATCCTACATTGAGGAATTTGTTAGGAGAAAACAAAATGCCTAAGTCGGATGCTAAGAAAGGTCAAGACGATACCTTCCTGACACCAACTAAGTTCTCTCAAGAGATAGAACGTTTGGTCAAGGCAAGTAATGGATTGATTACTTACATTGAGGCTATTGTTACCTATTGCCAAGAGAATGAGGTTGAGTTAGAAACTGTACCTAAGTTAGTTTCTAAACCATTGAAAGAACGTTTGCGACATGAAGCACAACGTCTAAATTACATGAAAAAATCTTCTAAAGGAGTTCTACCACTGTGACAGGGTTTGAAGTGTATAAGATGTATCTAGCATTGAAACAACACTTCACTAAAGAAAAGTATGATTACCATAAGTATCGTGGTAAAGTCAGAGCAAGTGAAGATGCTTTTGAACAAAGACATGATCGTTATTTCTTCAAGAAATTAGCAACAAAGTATTCTGATCCAGAAATATTAGATTACTTCGTTGCTAATTTTGTCTCTGATCCAAAAGGTTATATCAAATCTTTTAGTGATGATGTGTATAAGACTTGGAAGATAAACCAAGAATCTTTTTCTTATAAATTTAAGGAAGATGTCTACTCATTATTAGATGAGTATGATTATCCTTATCAAGATTACTTTGATAGAGTGTTTTCTATCAAGCAAGGTAGTCATCCTAAACTATTAAAGTTTTATCTATCAGGAGAGATTTCATTAGAGACTCTCGTAGTATTTGAATCTTGTTTAGAATTTGTAAAAGATTTTGATAGAGTTTTAACTGATCCTATATGGAAAGAAGTTAGAATGAAGATTATCAAATACCAACCCTTCATAGCATTAGATTGTAATGTTTATAGGGGAGCAATATTAGACACAATAGCAGACAAAGTATGACAGATTTTTTTAACTCAGAACAAGTACAGGAAGATCTCCGAGACATATTCACAACGTATCAGAATCTTGCAGCAATGACTGCGAGGATACAGTTTGAACCTAAAGAAACTAGGGTGCAACACATAGATAAGTGTCAAGATTTAATTGATAAACAAAAGACATTCTTTACAAGATTGTGTTTGTCTGCACCAGAGGATAATGAAGCAGCAGATATGAAAGAGAGAGTTAACTTGATGTCTCAAGCATTTGGATTTAGTAACTTATATGAGTGTTTGGACAAATTAACAGAGACATTAGACGCTGCTAGAAAGAAAGAACTTGACAGGTCATAAATAGTATGGTACGATTACACAGTACAATACACACAATATAACAATACGGAGAATACGATTATGTCTTTTGCATCACTTAAGAAAGCATCCTCAACAGGAAACACTCTTAGCAAACTGACACAAGAGATTGAGAAAATCAATCAACCTCAACAGAACAATAGTGCTGATGAGAGATTTTGGAAACCAGAGCTAGACAAGTCTGGCAATGGATTCGCAGTAATACGATTCCTTCCTGCACCCGATGGTGAGGAAATGCCTTGGGCAAAGGTGTGGAGTCATGCATTCAAAGGTCCTGGTGGACAATGGTACATTGAAAATAGTTTAACAACTATTGGAAAGGATGATCCAGTTGGCGAGTACAATCGTGAACTTTGGAACAGTGGAAAAGAGTCCGACAAAAACATTGCTCGTGCTCAAAAGAGAAAGTTATCTTACTATTCTAATATCTACGTTG